CCGCCGCCGCCGCCGCCGCCGCCGCCGCCGCCGCCGCCGCCGCCGCCGCCGCCGCCGCCGCCGCCGCCGCTTTTAACCGAAAGAAGCAAGAGGTACTAAAGGAGTTTGCGGACGAAGTTCGCAAACGACTGAAAGTGCCGGAGTGAACGAGGGAGCACGATGAAACGCCTTCAGATCACGGTGATCTGTTCTCTGGCGGTGCTCATTGTCGGCATGTTTATAGCTTGGGTCTGCACATGATCTGCCCACACTGCAGTAAAGAGTTCCAGTTACCGGTGACTCGCAAGAGCCTGCGAGACATGCTAGGCCAAGTCGCTGGTAGCCACGGTGTATCGGTTGACGAACTCATCGTGCACAACAATACGCCCAGGATGGTGGGAGCACGCCGAGAGTTCGCGGTGTGGGCGCGATCGCAGGGTTATTCGCTGCCCGAGATCGGCCACATTCTCAACCGACATCACACCACGGTGTTAGCTTTGACAGATCCCTACTTGAAAGTCAGGAGGGCGACACTCTGATGATGTTCCTTGGCATTCCCGAGACGCAGTACTCCTTCGACGGAGGAAAGACGTGGGCAAACTATGGCGCTTGCATCTCTCCAGGTTCTCGCATGCGCATCGTCAAGGATGGGAAGGTGCTCTACACCGCACATGCGGAAGAGAAAGTGCAGCAATGCACTACCTGCGAAGGGGCAGGGCAAGAGAAGAAGCTGGAATACGTGCAGGATGGTGGATCGCGCCTCGAAGCGTGCGAGGTAATTACTGGCCGAATGGAATTGGAGCAGGAGTACGGGCAAGATCATCCGTGGGCGCAGTTCGATCTCTGGCATGAGGACTTCCATAAATGCGTGGATATTGCGTGGCCTTGTAAAAAACCTTTGCGGTGTTTTTGGCGCTGGACTCGGAAGACTGGTGTTGCTCTGAATCAGAGTGGAGTTATTGGAACGTGACCACCTCGATCCATCTCGGCTACGTAGTCGGCACCGGCGAACCGGTGGAGATCCCGCTGCGTCATACGGCCGTAACCGGGCAAACGCAGGAATCCGGGAAGACTACCACGCTCGAAGGATTGATCCATCGATCCGGCCTGCAGGCCGTCGCCTACGTCACGAAGCGCGGAGAGTCCAGCTTCCACGTGATGCATCCGATCCCGCCGTACTTCCAGGAACGTGCCGATTGGAAGTTTGTGCAGTCCCTGCTCGAAGCGTCTACCGAAACCAAGCTGAAGTTCGAGCAATCCTGGATCATGCGGGCGTCTGAAGGTGCACGGACGCTGCAGGACGTTCGCGCGAATATCAATAAATTCTTGCATGGCGTGAAGGATCCCACTCCCGTAAAACGCCGCCGCGGTGCCGAGGTGAAGGAACGCTGGATCCAGAAACCGGCCCGCGGCCTGTCCGGTGATGTCTACTACGTTCTCGACAAATACCTCGATGACATCATGCCGCAGCTCGCGGAGATGCCCTACACCACGAAGCTGGCGCTGGCCGATGGGTTGAACGTGATGGACCTCCGGGACTACGAGTTCCCACTGCAGGCCCTGGTGATCCGTTCGGTCACGGATCGGATCCGCGAGTACCTGGAAGATACGATCAACATCATACCCGAGGCGTGGAAGTTCGCTCCGAAGCAGCGCGGATCCCCGGTGCGCCTGGCGGCCGAAGAATATGTGCGCGAAGCTGCGGCCATGAAAAACTTCCTCTGGATCGACTCCCAGGATCTGGCCGGGGTGGCCGATGTGCTGATGCGTCAGGTAGGCGTGTGGCTTTTCGGGGTGCAGCGGGCGAAGCATGAGATCGAACGCGCTCTCGACCACATGCCGGAAGGGTTACCAGCGCGGCGCCCGCGGCCTGCGGACATTGCCACGCTCCAAAAGGGCCAGTTTTACGTGTGCTTCGGCCGGGAGATGTACAAAGTCTACGTGCAACCCGCCTGGATGACGGCGGCGCATGCGGAGGCCATTGCGCGCGGTGAAGAAGAAGTCAACTCGGCACACGACATTCTAAAAGAATATGACAAACAAACGAAAGTGAGCCGAGTTGCCGCAGTCAAGCAAAAGGATACGTTTGTTCCTGATGTGTATGACGCTCCCGGCAATGTTCAAACGCGGTTGGCCGATCAGGAAGAGGAAGCCATGTGGAAAGAAAAGTACGAAGCGCTGAAACGTGAGTTTGATGAGTTGATTGCCAGCGGCACAGTTCCAGGAACACGGCCAGCGCTACCACCAGATGGCTCGATCACCGACATGCGCGAGTGGTTCGAGAAGTTCCCGAAGGAATCGCTCGAAGCCACGTACCAATATGTTCGCAAGCGGATGCGCGAAGAGAACCCAAAAGATCTTCTTCTAGGAATTCAGAAGCAAGAGATGCAGGTCAAGATCGATCGCCCGGTGATCACCGTGGAAGCCAAAGATCTCTTTGGCCGCATGTGCCAGCTCGCTTCCGAAGGCTTCTTTAAGGAACCGCAGGGCGGAAAGGTGGCGACGGCGGAGGCAGTGCGCCGCGGTTGGTGCCATCCGAAAACTCCGGTGATGCGCGTGGAAACTGCGCTGGACAAACTCACCGGCATGGGGTTCCTTACGCGCGAGACGGACGGCTACCAGGTCACATCTTTCAAGATCAATGTGGTGGAGTCGTGAAGAGGATGAGAGTGGTACGGGCAAACACAATTCGCGATGAGACTTACCAGGGATTGGTGGAGCGGATCACTGGCATTTCCGAACTGCTGCTCAATAGTGGGAATCGAATCATCGCCATCATGGGTTCGCCGATGCCTTTACGTGAGACGGAATGGGTAGCGACGATCTTCTCGGAATTCGATCAGGATGATCCCCGATGACACTCTGGCAAGGATTGAAACGTTGGTATCGGCGCCGGTTCCTGGGCTTTGTGGCGGCGCCGCCGTGCTCTGGTGGCACCGCCTGGCAGCAGCACAAGGAAAAGCAGTTCAAGTGCCGGTGTGGCTGGCCAGGTCCGGGGATCGATTACAAGTTTGACGAAGAAGACTATGTGATCCGCGCGCAGGCGCACTTTGAAAGCTGCGAGGGCGTTACCGATATATCGAACGGGATGCCCGCCAAGGGCAGTAGTAGGATCCTGGATCTACGGCCGTGCAACTGCCCGGTGACGGATGCACGCTACATCAAGATCTGTCCGCAGTGCCACCTCGGCCACTGGAGGCGAGCAATATGAACAAAGTCTGTAAATATTCGGCAATATTGGGAACGCTGTGTCTGCTGTATGCGGCGCTGTATGCGGCGTGCGATTATATCGTTCGCCATCCAGTGCACGCCCAAGAAGTTCAAGTTCAGGAAGTGAAGCCCTACGTCTTCGCCGATCTCCCGCATGGCCGGATCTATAAGACGGTGCACGAAGGCTGCGAACTCTACATCGTGGAAGCAGATGTAGTTTATGGGACAGGTGGGTCATCTCACGCTTACGACATCACCGCAGGCCGAGGTTGCAAATGAGCACGATTCCCGAAGTTCTTCCACCGCTCTGCCCGCACTGCGCGAAGGATCTGCCGGTGGTGGAGAAATATGCCTGGGGCGGCGATGGTGGCGATCCGTTCCGGATTGTATGCGTCCTCTGCCCGCACTGCCGGAAGGTGTTGCAGTTCTGGTGCTTCCCGAACACTACAGCGCCGATGGGGAGGCCGTCGTGAGTCGCACGTACTTACGGGCGCCAAAGAAGAAGAAGCGCAACGGCTTCCGAACGTCGCCATCGATCCGGATCCCGCGCGCTGCGGCAGAGAAAATACAGTCAGCGGAAGCGGAGGCGAACTTGCTGCGGAATGCTTTAGCGGAAGCGGTTAAGTTGATCGATGAGATCACCGCGATCCCAGCATGGAAGCCACGGCCGATCCTGGATCCGGGGATGATCAAGCGGCTGGAAGCGTGCCGGGCCTTGTCCATCTTTGAATAGTTTCCCGCCTTCGGCGGGGAAAAGGGGCGAGTGAAATTCAAAAATAGCGTGCCGTTCCGGAAAACTTCACGCTTAGGAGAAGTCATCACTCGCCTCACTTTTTGAAAGGGTTCCACGATGGGCCGAACAACGATTGAGTGGACGGATGCTAGCTGGAACCCGATCGTGGGCTGTACGGAGATCTCGCCGGGCTGCGCGAACTGCTACGCCGCTCGCCTGGCTGCCACGCGGTTGAAGTACACGCCGCAGTACAAGGGACTCGCCACGATCGACAATCCGCCTGCGAACATCGGCCCGCGGTGGAATGGTGAAATCCGATTCATCCCCGAGCGCATAGAAGAACCAAAGCATTGGAAGAAGCCGAGGAAGATCTTCGTTTGCGACATGGGCGATCTGTTCCATGAGAACGTAGCAGACGAGTGGATCGAGAAAGTACTGATCACGATCCACGATTGCCCGCAGCACACCTTCCAGGTGCTCACCAAACGCGCCGATAGGATGCTCGCCTGGTTCCAGAAAGAATGGACGATCTACGGAAACTTCGCTGCTCCGTTGCCGAACTTGTGGTTAGGTGTGAGTGTCGAGAATCAACACTTCGCCAACGAACGCATTCCGTTACTCTTACATACGCCAGCACACATTCACTGGATCTCGGCCGAGCCATTGCTAGGCCCGCTCGACATGAAGGGATTGTTCACGCTTCGGGAAAGAAGTACGTTACACCCAGGCTGGGAGGGCTTGGATTGGGTGGTCTGCGGAGGCGAGAGCGGGCCGAATGCCCGGCCGCTGCATCCCGATTGGGTACGATCGTTGCGCGATCAATGCAACGATTCGTGTGTTCCGTTCTTTTTCAAACAGTGGGGCCAATTTCTTCCTGGCACATACCGGGATTGCAACGGTTCTGTAGTCCCGTACTTCTCCAAAGTCGGCAAGAAAGCTGCTGGCCGGTATATCGACGGCCGCACGTGGAACCAGTTTCCAGACGAACACTTGATGATGAAAGGGCTCGAACAATGACTGCATTTCACCGCCGTGTACCACCTCAATTCTGCAAGTGGCCCGATCGGGACGTGCCCGCGATCCGCTGCGGGTATCCGTTACCGTGCCGGCATCACACTGCAGACGGAAAACGCATTGTCCGCATACTTGCTCTGATCAATCCTACGCGGCACAAATACCGGCCGGAACCACTGGTAGCGCCGCGCATCTTCGACATCCGCCTGGGCACCAAATGGGAATCTGTCTGCGAGAAATATCTGGGCACTTACGGGCGCACGTAAAAAAAAGGACAAGACATGATCCGCTGCAAATTGATCTCGCCAACGAATCTATTGTTGGAGCATCCACTGCTGCTGGCCCACAAGGACGAAACCGAGTTCGTATGCATGGGCCGCAAGGAATACGAGCATAAGCGGGTTGCGTGGATCCGCTATGGTGCGTTGATCGGGATCGTAGGCGCCAGCGCCGCGGTCGGCTTGATGTCGCTGATCGTTAGTGTGATCCGATGACCAGAAACCAGATTCGCGTCCTGGCCATAGCGTGGACAGTCCTTTCGATCGCCGCATTGGGTTCGGTGATCCTGGCGGTGTGGGCGGGGATCTGGCCAATTGCCTTCATTCAAGTCTTGGTATTCTCCAGCACATCCTTCATGGCGTACACGCGCTGGAGAACACTATGACGATCCTGCGCTGGCTACGCGATCGCTGGCTCTGGTTGAAATGGTTCTTGCATCAGTGACTGAGAATCATAGACCGATGGTGTTGCCAGCATGGGTGGCTAAGATGAATGCTGAAGAAGCTGAGGCTTCAACCATGAAGGCACTTTCTCTGTGGCAGCCGTGGGCTTCTCTTGTCGCGTTAGGCGAGAAGCGCGTTGAAACGCGCATCTGGAGCACGAAACACCGCGGCCCGATGGCAATTCATGCAGCGCAGAAACTGCCACCGCGCTGGCTCGGAGCATCGCGTCACGCGGAAGCATTTATAAACGAACTTGCGGATGTGCTGAACTGCCGTCTCGATCGAGTCGATACGGAGATCCGAAAACTTCCTTACGGCAAAGTGTTGTGTATTGTCAATCTTTATGAAGTCCAAGAAACTTCCGCACTCAGGGAGATCCTTTGTCAGCGTGAACTGATCTTCGGGAATTACGAAGATGGGCGCTATGCCTGGTCTATGCAAGTGCTCGAAAGATTCGAAGTACCGATCCCGGCGAAGGGAAATCGGATGCTGTGGAATTGGGTGCGCTGATGTCAAGCTACAAAGAATTGGGTTTATGTGTGTGTGGCCGAAAAATCTGGGCAGACGTACAAGTAGGCGCAGTAGCTCACGAAATACCATACTGTGCAGCATTCGAAGCACTAGATCCTACGGAATTTCTCGCCTATGTACGACGATCCAGGGGAATCACGGACCAGATGGCAGACAGAATCATAGGCGAGCCGAAGCCATGATTGCAGGCATCAAAACGATCGCCGTGGTGGCCGTCGCCGGGATGCTCTGCTGGGTGCTCTGGGATGCTCATTTGCTGCTGCGGGATACCCGTGTCACGATCAACCTGGCGGATCCCGTTCTCGCGAACGTGAACACCGCGGCACAGCAAGGCGCCGAGGCAGTAGAAAAGTTCAACGATCTCGCCGATGTCGAATCCACGAAGATCGAGGCCAGCACCGAAGAGTTGCGCAAGACCGAACGTGCCTCCCGAGCAATGATCGACTCTCTCCGGAAAGTTTTCATCGACATTCACCAGACGGTGATCCCGCAATTCACCGGCGACTTACACCAGTTGATGGAGCAGGCCAGCACCACCGTAGCCGAACTGCAGCCCGTGATCGCGACTCTCGGCAAGGATGCCGATGCGCTGGCGGTGACGCTGAACGATCCGAACATCGCGATCCTGATCGCGAATCTAGCCGACGCCACCGCGGGCCTCGATGCCGATACCAAGCAACTGCGCCTTCTGTTAGAATCAGGTACAGCCACCGCCGAAGATGTCCGCCAAGTAGCCGACAGCATGCGAGCGAAGTACCTGAAAGCGCGGAATCTGTACTACGCGATCGCCGGGGAACTTTTGTCCAAAGGGTCCGAAGTGATGCAGTTTCTGTTAAAGAAATAAAAACAAACGGGTTTCAGGGTTTGTACTTACAAACCCTGAGATAAAAAGGAGAAACAAAATGGCAACACCCACAGTAGTGCTTCCAGGTCTGCTTCCGCATGAGAGCTGGATCCATAAGTTCGGCCACATGATCGGGAAGGTCCTGGGCTTGATCGCCCACGGCGCCGCGCCGGTAGCCGATGAGGCCGCCAAAGTCGCCGAGATCTTTCTTCCGCAGTTCGCTGGAGAGATCCAATTCGCCGATAACCTGGTGTCGCGTATCGCGAAGTTTGCACTCGTCCAGGAAGGAATCTCCGCGGCCGCTGGCGTAGCTGGAAACGGCCCTGCTAAACTAGATGCCGTAGTCGCCCAGATCGGGACGGAGATCGATTCCTGGGTGACGAACAATTTCCCAGGCGCCGTGAAGGTGGCGGACCTCGAAAAGAAGGGCCTCGTCAATGCGGTGGTGGCCCTGGTGAACAAGATCGAAGGAAAGTGACCGATCTTTCCCTGCGTGCACCACCACAAAAAGGCCAGTCGGCAACCCACACCGACTGGCCTTTTTTTTTAGGTTTTCCTAGGCCAGTTGCGTGGTGCAGTGGCCGCAACGTTTCGCTGCGATAGGGATCTCCATCGCGCACTGTGGACAGAGTTTCATTCCCGTGCCCAGCGGAGGCTGGCCTGGCGTCGGCGGTATAGTCGGTGTTGGCAATGGTGCAGGCGGAGCAGGAGTTTTTCTTGCGATTAAGAAGATCATCGCAAGGATCAAAATCGAAAGCAAAATAACAGCAACTATACAAGCAGTCATTTTATTCTCCAGCCTGTGTGGCACTTGCTGGCGCTGGAGCGTCGCCAGTACTTACGGGCGCACTTGAATCTATCGGCGGCGTGCTTCCGTTGGCTTTCCCTCCGCTCATGGTCTTGATCAGGGCAGCCCAGGCGCCGCCAAAAGCTGTGCCGGTCAAGAAAGCGATCCCGGTCATAATCACTGCATTCTGCTTGGTCACTACTTCATCCGACAGCCCGAGGACGTGAAGGAAAAAACGCATGGCAGTGCGAAAGAAATAAAGAGAGAAGAGAGAAAGCAGGAAGATGTGTCCACCGGCCGTGTTGATCGCGTCCACAAAGTCTTTGAAGGCGGCCATCCCCGGCATTTTGTTACCAAAGACTAGAACGAGGTAGACGAGGACCACCAAAGCGATTACGCCGTACTCTTGCCACGAAAACGAAAACCATTCTTCGCCGCTGTGCATAAATCACCTCACTGGAGAGAAGTCCAAATGGCCATCCGGACCAGGCCGTTGTTCACGTACGCGGGATCAAACGTCTTTCCGCCGGGCTCGCCGGTGTTCCAGCAGCGGAAGAGAGAGGGGAATTCTTTCGCTACGTCGAGCTGGAAGCGCTCGGCAAACTGCGCAAGCAAGTGTACCGCGAAGACCAAGTTACCTTCCGGAGTTTTCAAACGCTCCAGAGTAGGAGCGATCGTGCCACGTTCTAAAAGGTGATAGCCCATGATCTGAGATAGGCCCCACGATGTCGCAAGGCTGTCCAGGCGCTGATAGGTGTCGGATGGGAGCATGGAGTTAGGCGATGGGGTGAGTGGCGAGAAACTAGATACATAGTACACCAGGTCAGCTCTACCGATGCTTCCGTAATCCGCTTTTCGTCCCATAAGAACTTCCCAGAGAGCATGCAGCACGCCTGGCTCGAATCTTTTTGCATCGGAGTTGCCTCCCGACTCACCCGCGACGAGTGCCGCGAGGAATTCCGCTGGCACACTTGACGTTTCCGAGACGCTAGCGATCGTCGCGCCGTGTGCGTCCTTGATCCTCTGCATCAAGTCTTTTTCTTGCTGAGATTGCGTTAGTTCGGTGTCAGTCATAATGCGGGTATTAATCACCTAAATTGGTCATCTGTCAAGTGGCTTCCTCAAATAGCCACAACGCAGCCACCCCGAGCACGGCCCACAGCAAAACACTTCCAAAAGACGTTCCATCTACTGATGGTGGTGGAGCTATGGAAGCGTAGTCCGCCTGGAAGGAACCATAATTTTCCACCGGCAAACCCGTAGCCGCGTCCAGTACCAAAGGGGGAGCAGGCAAGACAGGGCTCCCAGGTCCCGTTGGGATAAACGCCTGGTAGCGCTTGGAGTTGTAACTGCTCCAGGGCTTGAATCCTGATCTCGAATAGAGATCGAAGGCGGCGTGCGCATTGGTCTGCGGATCGTAGAGATCGACACCTTCATATTCCGGATGATCGCGCAGGTAGATCTGCCAGAGCCCGTACGAACCCTTGCCTGGCGGTGTTCCGCCCGGCGCATTGGTTTCCGGATTATAGGAACGTTCGTTCCCGGAGGGAAGAGTTTCCGCCAAGGCGATCGCCACGGCCGTGATGAGATCCTGGCCGGAAAATCCAGCGTTGGCGGCGAGGTCGCGAATTTGGGAGGCATTCAACATTTTATTTTGGCGGGCTGCAAGTACAGCCCGCACCCGGAGCAGTTTCTTCGAGAGGCAGCAACGCCAGTTCGCGGATGTAATGCTCGAATTTATGACGCGAAGCAGGTTTGCCCATCGCCCAATAATAGAGGGCTCGCCTAGAAACGCCGATGCGTTTTCCAAGTATTGCCAGCGAATGGATCCGCAGCCGTGTCTGGACGATCACTATAGCCTTGGCGAGTACAATGCCATTGAATTTTGCGGATTCTTCGGTGGAAGCGATCTGAAGTTCCGTGGCAGAGAAAGCGGCGACCAGTTCCGCAGGAGTCAAACTGTTCTCGGATGACAGGGCTCCCGTGTCCACGGTAAGTGGAGCAGGGGAGATCGGTGCGGGTTGTGCCGCTGCGGTCATACGTCCTCTGGATCATGCGCACCGTGTAGATCGATTATATCGTCTTCTTCATCGCCCGCGAGTTCACAGATCTCATCCAGCCATTCTTCGAGTTCGTCGCCGTCTCCTGGCGGCAGATCCGGGATCTCGCGCACGTATTCGATCGTTTCCTTGGCGCGGAACGCTGGGCCAAAATCTGGGCATCCGCCCGCGTGCTGGCGTAGCGCAGTTTCGGCGGCCTGGCGCGTCCCGGCAAAGAAGACGTGCGCGATACGTACTTGGCCATCAGAGTCTTTCTTGAAGGAAAACAAGGCTATGGGCATCACATCCCTATAGTTAAAATCTTGGAGAAAGTCAATGGCCTTTAACGACAGCGATCACCAAGCCAGCTACGAGTAGCGCTAGCGTGACTGCCCCGAGCAGAATCCCCCAGGACGCGCTGAAGCCGGAACTCTTGCCTGTAGATTCGTTCTTGGCGGTTTCGAGGGCTGCCATGCGACCTTGGAGGGCGCGGGCTTCGACGCGAAGTGGTTCGGCGACCAGTGGTACGGCCGCGTTGGCTGCCTTCTGCTGCTCTTCGAGGCGTGCAATGCGCTCACCGAGTTCTAAGCGCTCTTCCGCGCGGGCGACACGTTCGGAAAGCGCGTGGAATTCTTTGGGGTCAATGCCTTCGTTCATGTTCGCGATCCTTATCCGGTTTATTGATCCGCCATTCATGGACGCCCCACCCAGCCTGCACCGCTGGACCAGTCCACGCGAAGAGGTGGCAGTACTTTCCGCCACCATCTTTCCAGCAGCCTTCAGCGATCGCAGGCATCACGACCGTATTCATGCCGGTGACGATGCCGAAGTTGACCCAAGCCGAACCGTAGTGCGCGTCGCAAGGCTCGACGCCGTTGGCGCGACGACAGTGGTGCAGCCCGGCAGCGTGGATGCTGGCTGCGCCGATAGCGGCGCTTTCGATCGCGATGAATCGCTTGTGCGTAGCGATCCAGTGCTTTGGCCCCGCCTCCGTTGTTGGAGAAAAAACTAGGAAGAGAATCAGAAGTTTTAGTTTCATAAGTCTCCTTTACTTTGCCGTCCAGGTTCCCGTTGCACCGTCACAGAGGTAGAGCGTGGTGGTGGTCGTGCCGTCTGTTCGTAGATACAGTTTCCCGCCCGTAACGGTCGTGCACAATCCGGCAGACGGAGCCCCGGCCCCGCTTGTGATGGTTGCGCGATCACCGACTTGTACAGTCTGCGCCCAAACCAGCCCACCGTGTATCCCTGCAGGGCCACCAGCAGCAACATTCGGTGTGCTTTGTCCACAAACACCAGCAGATGTATCGACGAGAGTGGTGCCAGTTATAGGCGAACAATTTAGAAGCACTACACCGCCAATCCCACGGTAAACGTTATACTGGGTCACGCCTGGGACAGCCGCCCAATTAAGTGTCACTGTCTGATTCCCATTGGTCGTCGTGGCGTTGCAAACCGTGGAGAGGGATCCTTCAGATCCGCTGGCAAACAATGGCGCATAAAAATAAGAGTTGACTCCGATAGGGACCGCACCGCCAGCCGATACCGGACAAGTTGGTGAAGGATACGCCCCCGTGGTACTAAAAAAAGAATACCCTGGACCAATGGAAACGTTCTTATTAATGAGATCTACACCCATAGCAACCCGTCCGAATGTTCCATCATTAACGTTGTAGCTAGCGTTCAGTGTACTGGTGCTGGTGTTTATAGGCGTGCCGAGAGAGCCACCTAGACGTAAGTTCATTTTCGGCGAGCTGCCCGGAGGAAAGGACCCCGTTATATTCGGATCATTGCTCGATGCCGTGTTTTCATTGACCAAATCCACCGTTACTGCGTGCCCGCCATAGTTTGCTACGACCGGAAGGCTGTGGGTGTCGAAGGTCACGTTCTTAAGGGACATCACAAATGTGGCAACTGGATCAGCGGCGTCCGCTACCACAGAGAAGTATGGTTCGTAGCAGCCCTGGCAGTAAACGTTATCCGTCAAAATGAATCCTCCTGCAGAGTTCACGCGGGTTGCTATTCCAATCCCACTCAAGCTGAGATTTTTGAACACGGCATTTCCTATGCCGTCGAAGTACATGCCGGGGGTGTCTGCGATCAAATTTCCGTTTTGGCTTCCCGAGAGCGTTGTATTCGTAAAATCGTACCCGGCGCCGTCACCTCGAAACACCAGGGGCATGTTCGAATATGTGGTTCCTCCTGGCCCGGTTCCAAAGCCAACATCCCTAAAGGCGCCACTGCCGGGGATCCCGCCACTTTCCTGGATCATCGAAGTCGATCCGCCTGTGCTGAGCATCGCCACTGTCAAATTGTGGAAGAAAGTGCTGGACTTGATAAAAAAACCAGGACTGGCTTTGTTGACGTTGATGGGCACGCCGATCATGTTAGAGAACGCTTGATAAGAATTGTTCGAAGTTGGCTGCCCCCACCAATCCACAACGGTCGTAGAGATTGGTTCGTTCAGCGTGATGAGCCCCTTTTGCAGTACGGTAAGGCGAGAGGTGGCCCCTGTCCCTATCGAGATGGGAGAATTGAAGACATAGGAGAGTTGAGTATTACCTGGCTCCGGAAGCATCAGCGGTCCATTTGTCCCTCCTGCCACATTCGTCGCGTAAGTCGCCCCTGCAAGGAACGTGACCGCATCGTCAAAGATAATGGTCGCTCCTGAGATGGTATTCCCCGCGTTGTTGAATAAAACTAGCGACGTGGTGCCACCTCCAGATACGATCGTTGTGGCTAGCATGTCGTTGGTCGCAACCGTGGGCACCGTCGTGGGGATGTAGGGTGGGGGATTGGGGAACGTCGTAACCGGAGATCCTAAATCATCGAACACCAGGTAGGTCACATCAGTCAATCTATTTACTAGAGACGTGTCCTGCGGCCACATCGTGCCGATCAGCGTTTTCGTTCCACCTGAGACTCTCCCGTACACATAATACTGATAATTATTGGTTGTCTCCGTGGCTTTGAGATGGATGGAATTCCAGTAACTTACTGTGCCTCCTGTCCCAGCCGTGATCGCCCCATTGCGAGTGTCGGATAGCAGGTTGACGGTAAAGTGCGTGGTGTCTGGGACCGTCGCAACTTTGAACCACCCGTTAAACGGAATAAGGTTTGCTTGACCTCCCGCACCTCCATTGGCCTGAGTTGTAGCAGCTCCCGTAACCACGATATGTGCCCCAGCTACCAATCCGTGCGCTGCGGAGGTCGTATAGGTTGCGGTAGTGTTAGAAAGCGTGATGGTGGTTATCGTGTTGGTTTGAAGACCGAGGGATGTTGGCCCTGTGTTTGTACAAGTCTCCGTGCTTACATTGGTCGCACCCATGTACGTGCGTGCGACTAACTGATAGCAATACGTCGTGACGCCTACCGGTCCCGGAACATCAAGCAACAATCCTGTTTGTGCCGCCAAAACGCTTGGAGTTACGGTTGGAGCGGAGGGCACACCAATTGTCCCTGGTCCGCAACCATAAAGGGCTACGCCGTCCAGGTTTTGGAAGGTGCTTGCGCTGCTAAGAGTCACATTAGGCGAGCCGCTTGTACAGGTCGCTGTTATTCCTGGGACAGCAGGAACAGCCGAAGGGACAACAGCCCGAACACCGAAGCGCGTAGCATCAATGTAAGGATTCGGACCCTTGAACGCAACGTTTACATCAAGAGCCAGTGGATTAGGTGCCGTCACCGGGCTGACCAACACACTAGGAGCAACCTTTGTCCATGCTCCTGCCACGCAAGTATAGAAATCTCCCGTGAGCGTATTGACCGCTGTCTGATTGGCAGTACACGGACCAGTGGGCACGCCAGCAAACAGCGTAGGGGCGCCGCTGCCACTTCCAGCATTGCTTAGAGCTGGGCAGGCAGAAAAACTTGATGATATGGATTGTGATGCTCCGGTGATCGTGAGCGTAGCACTGCAGATTTGTGGGCCGGTGCCGAGTGGTGGAGCGGAGTAGTCATTCGCTATAAAATTCCACTTTGTGCCGCTGGGTAGGATGACGTTGTTATCTGCCAGGCGTGCGATAAAACTACCAGTGGAATCGAGAGCGATCGGCGACATGAAAGCAGTGAAATTGTTGCCATTCAGAGTCGGCGTTCCACCGCCAGGGGATAGTACGATCTGCGCAGTGATCGATCCTCCTGAGTACGGTATACCATTCACATCTCGCACCGTCCCGCTAACGATAGTGAACTGTGCCATCATCGTCTGCGGTATGGCGATGATGGCGATCGCAAGTAGAAGAAGTTTCCTCAATTGATGGTTTCCGCTATCAGTTGACGACCTATGAATATATTGCTCGCACTGGCTGCGCTGAAGGCCCCAGTGATTTGAAGAAATAATTGAGCGGTGTCATCTATCACCGGTGCCGTGACTGCGGTTGCGTTGGGATCCAAGAAGACGGAGTCTGGTGCGGTGTTCAATACTCCCAGATCAATCGTAAAATTACCGCTACGTTCGTAGACGGAGGATGCGCCTGCTGTTTGCGTCGAGGCAAGACAGTCGAGTGTCCAGGTATTATTAGCGATTGTTATCGCACCGAGCGCGCTGCTGGTGATGTCGCACAAATCCACCACCGTGCCGCTCCCGCACCCGGAGACGGTACAGAGCTTTGCTTCAATGGTCATTGCGGAACTGGAAGCCGCGGCGGTTGAATATGTTCCTGCTGTGTGGATCCTCAACGACCGCCCTACTCGGTTCAACGCCGCGGCCGGAATGGTACAGGCTAGCATGTTCTGGTCAGTCGTGACCGCGCCACCAGAAGTTGTTACCGGGGTAATGTTGACGCAGCTCCATGCGCCCGTGAACGCGCTGGTGCCGTTGTTGTTAGAATTTATTTCCAGCGTGTGAGTAACATTGTCGGGGAATAGAAAGTGTCCGCCAGCTAGACCCGAGGGAGCATTGACCTCGTTTGTCCATTTCAAAGCGTTGGCGGTAATTGTGATAAACTGCCCGCCTCCAGCCGAAAGCACCACGTCGTTACTGAAAAAATTTGCCTGTGGACCGCCCGCTATTTGTCCGATGTTGCCCTGTAACTGAATGCCATTACCAGCGTTGACCGTTGGCACCCCGGCCACTAAGGTAAAATTCGGAGTTCCGGCCAACACTCCAGCGTTGTTGTATTGAAACTGAGTCGTCGAGCCACCGGGCGTTGCATTGATCACCCCTCCGCCTGTAGTCCCGAGCGAGCCACCTGCCCCGATCAACAAAGCGGAGGTATTCGTCCCGGCAGTTACGGCGCTGAAGGATGGTGCGCCACCAGCAGTTATGTTGCTTAGGGCCGGGCAGGCTGAAAAACTCGCGGACACGGACTGTGTTGCTCCCGTGATCGTAAGTGTAGCAATGCAGGTTTGCGGTCCAGTGCCGATCGGAGGCTGGATCCCCGTGATGTTTACCTGGAACTTCCATTGCGTTCCCGATGGCAGGACAACGTTGTTATCCGCCAAGCGCGCGATGAAACTGCCAGGGACGCCTGTGCCACCCTGCTGCGAACAGCCCAAGCCAATTGGCGACATGCTACCAGTAAAACTAACGCCGTTCAGCGTGGGCGCCGCGCCTCCTGGTGTCACGAGGGACGCAGAGATCGTGCCGCAGTCGTACGCCAACCCATTCACGTCCCTCACCGTCCCGGTAACGATCGTGAACTGTGCCATCAGCGCCTGCGGTACGGCAATGATGACGATGGCAAGAAAAAGTAGTCTTTGTACCCATTTGCTGGTGTTATGCGTCATACAGATGAGGCTCCTTATACATGAGAATCCTGCTTCTTGCTTTGTTGTTTGCAGTTCCCTGTGTGGCTCAGTCGCCCGTACTTACGGGCGCAAATAAAACAATATTGCCCGACGCACCGAAGCCAAAAGTCTCCCGGCGCGTCTTCCTTGGCGGTGTTTCGCTCTTGGCTGCTTCGAAGACTGCGGATGCGATCACTACTCGCCAGTTGCTCGATCGTGGCGGCTGGGAAAACAATTCCTGGCTTGGCAGACATCCGTCGAATGGAAGACTTTCTGGATTGGCGGCTGCGGAATTCGTGGGTCAGGGTTCGCTCTTCTATCTCACCGAGCACAATCGCCGTTCGTGGATTCGCTGGACCGGCCGTGCGTACCTCGGATTGGTTATCGTTAACCATGTAAAACTTGCTGCCTGCAACTCCAAGATTGATCCTCACTCGCCTACAGCCCACAGTTGCAAGTCTCTTCCGCTCTAATTGGAAGACACCGTGTAATCCATCGCCACCGAGGACTTCACGCAGATCCCTTGGTTCATGTTCACGTCGTAGGTGAACGTCTGGAGCGTCGTGGCAGTGGCAGTGATCACGGCTACCACATTCGTCGCCGGGGTGCCCGTGCAGGCCGCAGTTCCCAGATCGAAGATGCTGAGTGTCCCGGCGCCACCGGTGTTCACCGTAAGGGTGTGGAGAAAACCATTCGTGGCCTTCGCTGCCGTCGCCGTGGTCGTAGTGACGTGGGTGTAGGATCCCGTGCTCGTCGTTAGCCCAGCTTGGTTGAAATCGTAGTTCAGTGTGAAAGTGTTGGCGCTAGCTCCGCCTGCGTTGTACGTAAGGTTGAAGGCTATGCATGGCCCGGCAGGAATCGGAAACACGTTCGGCGCCGTTAGATTGGCTATCGTGAACGGCCCGAAAGTCTGCGAGATCACGTTGCCGTCACTGCAATTGAGACTCACAGTTGATCCGGACGGCCCAGCGCCGCCGCTGTAGGCAAACGTCAATACGCCGGAGGAATTCCCGAATGGTGTCTGCTGCGCCACGATTTGAGCGTTGCTACCGGCCGCCGACTGATTGAAGAGAATTTTGTTGATCAGGCCCTTCAGGTTTACGCCTTGATACGAGGGCAGAATTGTAGAAGTCCCGGAATACGAAAGAGTGAAGGTGGCTCCCACGGTGCACACGACTTCGAGGCGCACAACAGGGTAGTATCCCGCCGCGGCGACGGAACTCACGATCCCGTTCGAGATGTCCGAGAAGATCTGAAAATTCACACCATCAAAGGAACCAAGAAAATAGACGGCGCTGGTGTTGGCGCTCACGCTTGTAAATTGGCCAAAGTGGGTGGTTTGCCCCAGGTTGTTTATGTTGAAATCCTGCGCGACGCCCGTACACGTTTGATTGGTAAATCTCTGGCTAACCGTCTGCGGCGAAGTGTAGCCAATGAACTGCGATCGCGACGGCGCAGCGAGCGCCGCTAGGAAAAGAAGTGCTGCCAGCCAGCGTTTCATAAAGTAGGATCCTTTTTTTGACAATACTAACTTAAATCCAGATGTCGGCTTCCTCGATGTCTGTTGGGTAGTTCCAGCCGCAGAAACGCGCGCCTACGCGCTGCCCGGCCACCACCACGCCACCGTTCGCACCGGCCGGATTGTTGAAGGCCACCAAGGTGAGCAGTTGATTTTCGAAAATGCGGAAGCCAGCCACACCGGTAGGACTGGCAGGATTCCCGAGCGAGGCCAGGATCGAATCGTAGGAGGTGGCGCCTGGTGGCGGCGTACCGTCCACCAGGATCCGCCAAACGATGTCTCCCGTGCCTTCCACCCACCCGCCGCCCACAAAGTTATTGGCAACTTTATTGATCACTCCGTTTCGGCCCGGGGGAACTACGTAAGAGATGATCACCACGGTGGATCCGATCGCCGGAACCAGCACGTAATTGTCCTGGTCGATATTCTCCCAATTCGTGGGTGGGTAGATCCACGGCGGAAGATTCGGCCGGTTGGACGTGCCCTGACCCTGGCCCGGATCCTGGTACGTTCCTTCATCCATCTGGGTGAGTGCTTCGATTGGATCCACCCCGGCGCCTTGAGGAACATTGAACGGAGCGAGGATCGCTGGGCCGATGTCCGGAGTGTACGGAGCACCACCGCTATCACCCAGCCCGCGCAAAGGGGAGATCGGCGAGAATCGGCGACGTGGATACGGATCTCCTAGTTCACCGCGGAGATGAGAAATTGGCGAGAACCGGCGCCGTGCTCGATTCGGCATGGGGATCACTGGAAAGGAAGACATTGTATTATGAACCTTTCAGCAAAAAGTATCCGGCTACGAGCATCGCGGCGATCGGTAACCATCCACTCGAACTCTGCGCCGCTGGTAAAGCGGCGGCACCGGCAGGTGCGTAAAAGGTTGAATAGCTGCTCGCTGGCACCGTCGAGCCTGCAGGGGAAGTGACGTTCGGCCGGTTTGGTGTCACCGTCACTGCCGCTGCGTCGATTAAATCTTGGTATTCGCTCTGCTTCGCGAGCACGATCGCGTGCAGCTCCGTCGCCAGAACACATGCGGCGTTGCATTCGCCGCTATCGTTTGGATCCGTACCGTGCCGGATCGAAGACACTTTGGAATTGAAGTCGCTGTACAGGGAGTTCAGCGCGTCGATCGCGTGCTGTGGAGTGGCATACCCTGCCTGAACAGCTTCTTCGATGATCCGTAGGGTATTGTTGGCTGCCGGAACCGCGGCGCAGAGAACGCTCTGCTCTTTCTTCACCGCCTGCGCGTGATGGTTCATTATGATCGGGAAAATTCCGATCAGCGCGGAGATGCCCATGGTCCAGGGTGCCAGCGCAGCGGCTGTCACTGCTCCCGTAGCAAGCAAGCCCATAGACACACCCGTGAGCGCCAGGCCCGAAGCAGTTTGCGCCAGCTTCACGTCGCTATTGACTCCTGTAGCCGAGCAATCGCCAGTCCCTGGCATGTACGCATTGGCGGATCCGCCGACCAGACCAGCCTGGACGGATGCCACAATCTGGTTATAAGTGTCCATGTTGTGGCCAGCGTTTGGGGAGCGTGGCGCGTTCGGGAATACTTGCTTCGCGGCCGCGTCTGCGGTGAGAGCGCCAAGGAAGTCGCTACGGTAAGGAGCGCCAGAAAAAAGACCGTGCAGACCGGTATCGCAGCCGCAATCCTTCCCCTGGCAGGTACAAGCGTTCATCGCGGCACCTTGCAAGAGATCACTTTGAAAGATGAGACAGGATGGATCTCCAGCCACTGCTCGTGGTTGGTGTCCTGTACCCAGGTGCCGGTGAGAGCCACGCAACTGCCGACTGGCGGAAGAATCACGGTGTTTTGGAAGTTCTTGCACGCTGCTTTTGCGTCTTCCTGCTTCACCTTGAAGTAGCAGACGATCTCATAGACGAGGTTTCCGCCTTCGGCTTTCAGGTTTCCATCGTTGAGGTAAACTTCCTGGCCGCCGTCGAGCTGTAGCCAGCCGTGCGTGTCGCCGTCTTCTTCCTTGCGCACACCGTCTTTGCGGTGATGCTTCTGCGGCGCCGTCGCGTCCACGATCGTTCCGGTCACGGTGACACACGGGCTTTTAACGATCAGGCGTTCCGGATGGTAGACGTGTTTCCATAACGTAGGATCGCAAGGCTTGCCGTAGTGGACAGTTACCTGCGCGCGCACCATCACCGGATAGAACCACAGGATAGAAACAATCAAGAATCGAAGCAATCGGGCCACAGTCTTTCTCACGTTCTGGCCTAATCCGGCCAGTTAAAACGCCTTGCTACACCGTAAAGCACTACCTGGATCTGATTGCTGGCGCCGCTAACGTCCTGATTCTGCACAATCACCAGACACTGCGCGTTTGGCTCGGTGAAGGGATGCGGAGAACGCAGGAAGTACAGCCCGGATCCCTGTCCGGTAGAATTTCCAGGAGCGAAACCAGCTCCGAAGTAGTTGGCGAAGTTCACGCCTCGGCCAGCCAGGCGCACGCCAGGCTTTTCCTGGCCGTAGTCCTTCTTCATGTCGTAGAGTTGCGCGCGGAATCCACCGGCCAGCGAAGAACTCCCGGCCAGTGCGAGTAGATGGAAATCTTTCTGGACGTTGATCCGTAGTTGCGTAGTCTGCCGAGCTGGCAGCAGTGCCGTGGCGCATTCCCAGATCGGTGTGAAGCCATCCTCGAAACCCGCGGGATGCTTCTGCGCGAGGTGGTAGACCTGCTCCTGCCAGGAATGCAACGGCAGCATACGTGCCATCGTATGGAAGAGCACGCTCTGCTGCCGCTTAGGATTCATCGGTTGATGGAAGGAAGCCGACCGCGCGGCCGATGAATCTTTGGTGAATCCGGAATAAGGCATTGGTCTTTTTCCTTACGGGGGTTTGTATGCAAGTACAAACCCCCGAGCCTCCGCTTTTTACTGGACTGATGGTCTGGGCCACAGCTTGAAGCCGCTGAATACCAGTTGTACGGTGTTGGCCGCTCCGCTGGATTCCGTGAATAGCAGCGAATACACGCGCGTGGCGGGCATCACGTAGGGCACCGCCAGAGGAAACGATCCATTGCCCTGCGCTGTGCCGCACCAGTTGTCAATGTTGATGCCGTTGAAGACCGCGCCGCCCGCCTGCGCCTGTGGTGAAGTACCGATGAAGTCACGGCCGGTGGCCTGTTCTTTCATCATCACCTTGAGACGGTTGTCCGTTCGGCTGGCTAGCATCCACCACCATTCGAAATCAGCATCGGAGAGAATCTGCAGCGCATTAGGGTCTTGCACTGCGTTCAACGGAACCACGCGATCGAGCACGTAGGAAAAATATTGCCGCTCGAATTGATCGTCTAACATCGAATTCATGGCTGCTCTCCTGTTACTTCGTTAACTTCGCCAATCTCTTTTTCAGGCTGGGAATGAACTGCCGCGGAGTCCGTCGATTGTTCAGGGCTTTCCGTAGCCCGCGGATCTGCGCTTCCTTGCTGATGTTCATTCTCGCCATGATCTGCCTTCGTGTTCCGATGCGAGTGATCACGCTGTAGCCCGCATCTTCCAGCAACTCCATAAACCCGAGCACGTCCTGTGCGTACTTCCGTTTCATAAGCTCCCTGCGATCAGTGGCTGGCTTGCGACATCTATATTTGCGCCCGTAAGTACTGGCGACTAACTGCCGCATGCCGTCCGGTACAAGTCCAGCCCTGTCACTGATCGGAATTAGAGGATCGCGCGCGCCAGCACGCCTTCCAAATACACGTGAGCGTTGATGCCCGTGCCGATGAAGATCGACGCAGGCGCCGCCGCTAGCGTGGTGAACGCCGCCACGCCGCTGATCGTTGGATCCAGAATAACTGCGAAATTCTGGTTCTGTTCGATGAGCTGGCCGAGGATCGGTTCCATCGGATCGAGTCCGGGGATCTGCGGCATCGGATCGGTGATCGTCGCGACGTTTTGCGCCGATGGCCAACCGTTTGAACCGCTGGTGCCCAGAGTCGCGGCCGTTGGGCTCACACCACTCCAGAAGCTGCCCGCACCGGCCGGAGTCTTACTGACTATTGAAGTCCAGTAGTCCTTTCCGGAGATGGAGAGCTGAATCAGGGTGGTGCCGATGAAAGAGTTCAAGTCCTGCGGACCAACATCCGACCGCAGAACCGTTGCCACTGCTTTCACCAGGAACTTTTTTGGCGCGTCGAGCATGCCGTTCTGGACGAGGTTCGTGTGATACAGCGTCTTGGTGAACGCCGCACCACCCGCAGGAGTGTATTGCGTGCCGATCGCAGTGGCGAAGAGTTGCTGCTTCGTCACCTGCGTGGCCACCGCAACCCCGTAAAAATCGTAGATGGGTTGAACCAGGTACTCCAGTTGCCCTGCCACGATGGGGTTTTTGCGGAAACCAACGTACTTCGGTCGCCCTACTTCCCTTTCTGCCAGTACGGGTAGATGCGCATAGCGCGATTCGTACCGTGAAGAATATCTGCTGTTCATTTTGAGATCACCCCGCTTTCTGAACTTGAATTCAAACCCAGATTTTTTTCTCACAACCGTCCAGGAGTTGCATTACAACGCAACTCCTGGAGAAATCATCCGTACCCGCCTGCGTAACGCGAGCGGAAACGGTGATAGCCGAGATGGCTCTTGACTGGCGCGACCGCAACCGGACCTTGCGGGCCAGGGAAGACGATGGTTCCACCTCCACGGTTGAATCCGCCAGGAACGTTGCCAGCCGCGGCTTGCAGGTACTGACTGGAAGCCGTGGGAACGGCGAACCAGCTCGGAGCGTACAGTCCAAGCCCAGGCGTGTTGATGCCCGCCTGCTTCAGTGCCTTCAGCACGGTGATCGCTAGACCGCCTTTCAGCATGTCTGCGCCCGCCGAGCCACCAAACATTCTGCCGAGGAACCCGGCGCCTACCGATGCAGCCGCCGAAGCGGCTACGCCAGCCCAGCCAGAGGCCATGCTAGGCGCAACCATTCCAGGCAGTGCAGCGGCGGCGACTGCTCCCGCAGCTACGAATGCCGCTTCTTTCACCAGACCACCGGAGATCCCTAAGGGATTCCTGCGGTGATGCCGGTGATGATGCTTTCTGTGATATGCCATTTTTGTTTCACCTCCCTTCCGGCAAAAGATGATCGTTTTTTTCAAAGTGGTTTTCGCTAGCCAGCGTGACCCTTTCTAAATCCACGCCTAACCGGCGTGGAAGGCACCGCCGACAAAATACGCTTCCATAAATCCTTGGCTGTCCGGCTCGATGTTGATCAAGAGAGCAGCGTGAGTATGCTCGCTCGGATCCGTCGCGCACTTGATCCGGCCGAACCCGCTATCCTTCAGGCCACCGCCGCACATCACCTGGAGTTCAGATAGTGGCTGGAAGATCAAATACGTCTTTCCGCTCACTCGATCGGTGATCTTGCCGCAAGCGCGATCCCCTACCACGGGACATCCAGCCAGCCGTTGCTCGATACGCGGGACCTTCGCCGTCTTACAATCCGCCGCAGGCGCTACCTTGAGCCCGTTCCAGCGCGGATCCGGAATATCCGGCAACGGTGGCAACTTGAAAGGAATCAGAAGATCGTTGCGGTCCTTACTGATCGCCAGGATCGGCGCGTTTGTATGCGTCAACCAGTCCAGCGTCATCGCGCACCAGGTCTTGCGCTGCCACTTCGAAAACATCCCCGGAACATCACTCTGGCTGCTGCCGATAGTGCTGCGCTGCACTTCCCACACCACGCAGGTGAGCCTCCCGATGCGGTAGTACTCACGGTTCTGGATGCGTTCCTGCTGGATGCGGATCCGATCCGTAAGCGTGAATGTCGGCTTGGTGATGATCATCGGCGCCGGTGCAGTTTGTGATGCCGTTTCCATTATCGGTTCAACCTTTCCCAGATCCGTTGCGCGAGTTCGTGATCTTTTTCTTTCTTGTTTGTCCCGAGCACTTCTTCGATCGCCGCGACTTCCTTTTCTCGCCTAGCTGCGAAGGCTGCGTAACCGTGTCCGCTGGCCATCGTCTGGCCGGTCTGGACCGTCGTGGCGGTAACTGTCAGACGTTTAGTAGTGGCAGCCATATTTCCCTAGTTATGTATCCAAGGCCCTTCGATGCGATAGTCGCCGCCTTCGTAGAGCAATCTTTTGCTTCGCGTGTCGAACAACACCGTGGGAAGCGCGCCGTTTTCTTCTCCGTGCGTGTGGCGCCACTCGTCGGTATCTTCGTCGCCGATGTGGTGCTTCTTACCGATGTAGTGAATCTCGCGGCCATCTCCGATCTTCAGATGCCCATCCATGCTTCTAGATCCGAAATCTCCGAACGCCGCCAAGCATTCCGTGATGTCCTGATTGCCATCCACGAAATAAATCTGCTTGCCACTGGCATCCGAAACGATCAACGGAGCACTGTTCCCTTCAAACGTAATCTTCTGCACCGGGCCACCCTTCACTGGCTTGACGAGCAGGCGAAACAGCTTGGCGAGATAGGCGTAGCGGCCGCGGGGGATGTGTGGTTCGTTGTAAACATCCAGCCACTTCACTTCCACGCCGCTGAATTCTTCGGCAATCTCTTCGACTGGCGGGTTATCGCCGTGAACGACTTCCACGCGCGGGTTGGCGGCCATGATCACCAGTTCGGAGGGGTTTTTTCTTGCGGCCTGGCGATACTCTGCGGCAAGGGCCTTGAATCCTTTCTTTTCTGCCTTGTCGGCGAGTTTCAAGAGTGATGCGCTTATTTTCTCCACTTCTCTTAGCCGCTTGGCTTCGACGCTACGCTTTCGCGGTGGATTGTTCGCGCTCATCACCATCAGTTCCGCGGGATTTGCACTCTTCAATCCGCAAGAAGGATTCTCGCGGATCGGATGCAGAATACTGATCAGGCGCCCGGAACCTTTTATTTTCCTGCCTGGAGGAAACGCTACACGCACGCGATGATCGCCATGCTTGACGGTGCGCACGTGCCACCCACTGGGAACAAAGGAAACGTCCTCGCGTCTGAATCTTCCAGCCATCACGCCGCCACCGTAGACTGCGACGACTGCACGAAGATGTAATCCGTATCGCGATACCAATCGACCGCTTTCCGCCAGCCAATCGCCATCGCTTTCCACGCCAGGGAATTCGCGCCTTCGATCTCTTCGGCAGTCAATCCCGAGCTGTCAGTAAGGAATTTCTGCTGGCAGGCCGCGCAGTGATTGAGGAACGTGTCGAAATCCGGAATGCCGAGAGGCACAAAGGATTCGATGACATGGAAACAGTAAGCGTGCGCGCGGACCTGATCACGATAGATTCTCACCGACATATCTATCGCTGGACTCATTCCGGGATTGTCCTTCATGCGGTGAACGTGTCCAAGTTCGATCGTGCGCACCGGCTTCCCCGCTTTCCAATCAGCGAGCACGTGAAGCGTATCTGGTACGATTGGTGTCATCTCCGTTTCCCGCCAAACAAGCCCGAGGCCAATGGGCCAGCCATCACCAGCGCGACGGCGCCGAGTCCGATCCACTTCGCATTCGTCATAAGCCAGGTTTCGAGCGTGCTCGCGGATTGCGGCTGCGCTCCGGTGGATGCCAGTGTCTTCAGGATTGCCTGCGCGGTCACGGTGTCGCCCTTCGCTTGCGCTGCAGCAAGCGCCGAGAGCAGATCTTTATTCGTGGAGGCTGTGGATTGCGTTTGCGTCTGCGTGGCATTCGCCTGAATCGCGTTCACGTCTACCGACTTGCTCCAAGTGTGAATCGCGTAGAGCGTGATGAAAGCGCCGACGATGAAGACGGCCGCGCCCGCCACCCAAACCAGTGGAGCGATCCCCAGACCAGAGATCCCGGCTGGCGCCGATCCCATCAGCAGCGTGTAGTAGCGCGTGAACTGCGTGGCCAGGTCTGAATATTGTTGGCGTTTCGCGATCAGATCGCGGCCAACTGCCGCAGCCACGCCGGGAACTGTTTGCGCCTGGTGCTCGAGTGTCTGCAGATCCTGATTCACTTCCTGGAATAGACTGACCAGGTTGGCCCAAGACGAGGAATCGGTGGGATCGTAGCCCAGCACGTCCTGGAAACTCATCGAACCTTCAAGAATCGCATCGTGTTCCGCCTGCGTGATGTGGCCCGCAGCTAGAAGTTCGTCCGCCGCTTCGCCGGTGGGATCGGAAGCAGCGCCGAGGCCATGCAGATGCCAGGCTTGCGATTTGAAGGGATGGTTCTGGCCCAGCTCGCCGAATTCGCCGAGGCCGCTGAGTTTGTGATCGGTGTGATGAACGTCCGTATAGAGTTCCCACGGATCAAACGGACGATTCAAATAGTATTCGCCGAGCCCGCCGGCATCGGCCGGAACTCCCGAAAGATGCGCTGCACCAAACGGATTGGTTTGCCCGTACGGCCGGAAGCCCACTTTGTTGCCCGTGTCTGCGATCATGTAGGCCATTTAACGCTTCCCCATTGCGAGCGCCGCTACGGCCGCAAGAGCAAACAGCGCCCAATTCGGAACTCCGGGAATGGATTGCTGCGTGAGCACCGAAGCTGCCGAACCTGGCACCGCAGGAACTCCCACGCGCGGCGAAGGGCCTGGAGCAAGATTCACGCCGCCAGCGCTCGCCGCTTTGGTTACGTCGGCAGCAGACTTCATGGCAGCAGCAACGGCCGAAGAAGAAGCCACTCCCGGCTTCATCGTGCCGCTAGCCACGGCCTGCGCGTACAGGTTGGCGATGTCCTGCTGATTCGAAGTGATGGTTGGACCAGTATTGAGCAGGTTCCCGGCAGGATCAAATGAAGAAGGTTGCAGATTCAGATCGGCGCCACTAGGAATCAGAAGGAGTGGATTGTTGGGATAAAAATCGGATGGCACGTTAGGGACGAGAGATCCGCCTTCGTACATCGTGGGATCGATCGCAGGCGGTGGAGTATCCGTCCACATCGGATCGATGCTCATGGTATCGACCAGGGCCGGATCCTGGCCCAATTCTCCGAGTTCGCCGAGCCCCATGAGGTATAGCGGAGTTCGCGAAGCCCGCACCGTATGTGGATGATAACCCTCGATCATATTTGTGCCCGATCATTTGCACTTGCAAATGTAAGTACATTTGACACAGTGCGACCAATCATCAGCGCTTGCCTTTGAGCAGCATCGAAGCAAGAACAGCCGCACCGGCCACCAAACCCCAATTGGGAATCGCAGCCCAGAGCGAGCTGGGCTGCTCCAGCCAGCTCATCGCGTTAGCAACCACCCCGGAACCTGCAACGGCAGTTGTGGCAATCAATTGGCCTGTGGCTGGATTCTGCGTTACGGACGAAGCAGGAACGACCGTTCCGGTCGAAAGATTCAAATAGTTTCCGCTGCCGTCGTTCAGTGGAACGACTTGATTGGTCGCGACGATCGGTGCAGGCGTAGGTGAAACCGGTGGAGCAACTGCAACCGGAATGCTCGGCGCAGGCGGAAGAGGCAGCGGCGAAGATGGCGGTTTATTTACCACACTGGTGGCGCCGGTGGCTGGATCCGCAACCAGGTGCGTGATCGCGCAGCCATTCGCATCGGTGCCCGCGCTTTCGTAGTGATAGCCTCGCGGTGGTGGCGCCATGCTGGTTGGACAGGAAACAATGTTCGGGCGCCACACAACAGGAAATGGCATTGGCCCAGGCATCGGAGGGCCGCCATTTGTAAAAGCGCCGCGGTTCATCAATTCTGGCATTATCCCGAGCGCCGCGGCCGCCACTGAGTCCGGCAGGAAAGCGTCTTCGAGTGTTTCAAAATAATCCGAAGGAAACGAACCGGGCGCTACGGCCGTGCCCGCATGCTTCTCCGTCTGATAACCGCGGTACGTGTGCGCGTGACCAGATGCATTCGGGCGAGGGGGAACTTCCGCCGAGGAACGATAGACGCCGTACGGGTTTCGTTGATTCGCGTGCGCCGTATCGTGTGCCGACATCCCATCTTCGCGATCCTGTTCAAATTGATCATTGGGAAGAATGTCCGTGCCGCGGGATTCGGTGTGGGTAAAACCTTTGTAGTGTCCGCCTGCAGGTCCACCCGGAACGGTGAGACGCCATCCGGGATACGCAAAATGCTTTCCGTCGCGGTAGGCGCTTAACATTTTATTTGCGACCTCCGAGAAGCAGCAGCGCGCCCACGCCCAGCGCCAACCATAATCCGAGGTTCGAGCTGGCGGTGAGTGAAACCCCTGGCCTTGGAGGCGAAGAGTATCCGGCCGGTGGCACGCCATACGGCGAATATCTTGTTTGGAACGAAGTCCACGGCCCGGAAGAACTGTAATCAAACGGACTCGCTGCCTGGCCCTGTGAAGCGCGGATGATGTCTGCGGTGACTTGCCCGGTAGTCGCGATCATCGTGGAAGTACTGTCACCGCTCGAAGCATCTCCCATCGTCCGCACGCGGCCGTAAGATCCGAGCCCACTGATCATGTGGCTGCGATACCGCGGATAAAGTCCGAGGCCGCTCACGCCCGAACCGGAATCTCCAAGCGCCCACCACTTCGAGCGGTACACCATTGGCGGCGCAACGCCGAACTGCGAATCACTGCGCGCCGCATCCATCGGGATCCACTGTCCGGATCCGGCCGGAACTTCCCCTTCGACGTACACATGGGAAAACTGATCGGGCGCGCTAGGGCTCGCCGCCACCGTCACCAGCCGAGCGGGATAACCCACCGCCATGAGTAGAGTTCCGGTGAGCATCGAAATATCGTCACAATCGCCTGACCGGATCTTCAGCAGCTCCGCTGGCGGATAAAGCGTTTCCTTGTTTACGGGATCCTTCGTGAAGCGGATGTTCCTCCGCACCCACTCGTAGATCGCATTCGCTTCCGCAACATCATCGAACGCGGGTGCACTGCGTACGATGTCACGGGCTAGCCGATTCACGGAGGAATCGCGCAACGCCTCATCGACGAGCGCGCGCATCTGGTTGATGGTTTGTTCTACGCCAGAATCGCCGCCGAGCAGCGGCATCACGTACGTTTCCGGTGGGAAAGCGATCGGCATTGAGCCCATAGAAGACTTTTGCTGGGATGGTTTCACGTGCTGCGCAGCGTTGACTGCTGCAGCGTCGTCCGCCCGATCCCAGCAATATTGCGATCGACAGATCGCGCGCGGACGGATGCAACTGTGGTCTTTCTGCAATGTGTTTGTCAACAAATGAGGTAGTATACTGCCGGTAAGATTTACACATACCAGCCAGTACAAGTGACACCAGAGGTTGACATTTGCCCATTAGTGGGCACAGAATGTGCCAATATATGGGCATCAGAAGATGCCGCAACGTGCTTTTCAAAGGAGAAACATGGCCCCACCTGGTCCGGTAGTCGAAACCGTATCCCGCAAACGTGTCGTACCCGCCGCAGAATTAGAAAACGAAAAAACTTCTCGAGTTCCTGACTTCTGGGAGTACATCGAATCCCTGAAGCCCGATCAATGGTCGGATCACATTGTCTATTTGTATCGGCAGGAACCGAAAACCACCACGTATCCCGGCGCGCCACCGGCATACCTGGAGAAATATGTCGGCAGCATCGAAGTACGTCCCGGTGTCACGGTGATGATGGACGATGCCGGAACGATCCAGCAAGCGATCAAAGAAAAGTTTGGCGGCCGCGTCTTCCGCATGATCTTGAAGAAGGGACACGAACGGCTAACCGAAACAACATTCAGCACGGAAGCGCAGCCGAAGTATCCGGACTCGGTTCCGCAGTATGCGCAGAACCCTTTGCCGAATGCTGGAGCGCCTGCACAGAGCGACGCCAACGCTATCGCCACGAAAGCAATCGACACGGTAGCGAATCAACCGCAGGAGATGATGAACATCGCGATCAACGCTCTACGCGCGTCCGCCGAAATGATTGCGCGATCCGCCGCAGTAGCAGCTCAACCACCTGCTGCTCCAGCGGTCGGTTCAATCGATTCGGAACTGGATCGCGCGTTCAAGGCCGCAATGATTCAGAAGCTGCTTGCTCCGCCTCCACCGCCACCGGATCCTTTCGAGATGTTGGTGAAGTTAAAACAGTTGATGAGCGACGGAACCGCCAGCAACAACTCACTTATGGATAAAATTACGAGCGCCGCGGTAGAAAAGATCCTGAATCCGGCGCCGCCAGCGGTCAGTGGCCGCACCACGCTGCTCGACCTCGGCCGCGAATTCATTCCCGTGCTGGGCGCCACGGTACGCGAGACGATGCACGAATATCGGCTGGCTCGCGAAGCAGATGTGAAGATCGTTGAACTTAACCGCGGCGCACAGCCTGCAGCTCCAGCACCCGCGGCAGGAGTGATCCCCCTCGAAACACAACACAATCCGAATCCCCAGCCTGCACCGGCACCCGTAGCCGCTCCCGTGCAGCAGCCCAAACCTACGTTCCAATGGGTAGCCGAGCGCGTAGCCAAGATCGTGAAGGACGTGCAATACACTACGGATGAGGCAGTCGATCACGTGTTGTCATTCCTCTATGACACCGATGAGCGCCTGGTCAGCCTGCTGCTCGATCCGCCGAAGATGGATCGGCGCCTCTCGCCTGGCAAGCAAGGTCTGGTGCAACTCTTCCAGTACGAACCGGCGCTGCGCGAGTGCATGGTGAACCCGCCGCGCGTTTCCGAGTTTATCGATAAATTTATCGTTGCGGCCACCGAAGCGGAAGCTGCCGAAGCGAAGCTACGTGCGGCCGCTCCGGAGACTACTACACCGCCAACTCCACCAAACTAGTTGACATTCGCTAGCCGCGAATGTACTTTCTTTCTCGCGCTTAGAACCGGAAGGAAGCTGGGAGTTCGGCGGGCGGCTGCGCTCTCAGTTTCTTTCCAATATTTGCAGCCGCCAAATGCAATCGAGCAATCAATCACGCACGCCATCACCAGACAAACCAGTCCCGCAGAACCTTGATGCAGAGCGCATGATCCTCGGCGCTATCCTGATCGATGAGCAAGTTCCCAATCCTAGCTTAGTCAAAGCCGCGAACATCCTGCACAGCGGCGACTTCTTTCTCCCACAAAATGAGCGCATCTTCCGCAAGATGCTGGCGCTGGCCGAAGCCCAGATGATGATCACGCTGGTGACGATGGAAGAAGAGTTGCGGAAAAGCGGGGAACTCGATTCGGCCGGTGGGATTGCCTACGTGGCGTCGTTGCTTGATTCTGCTGTGCGCATTACGAACGTGGAGCACTACGCAAAGATCGTGGCCGAGAAATCACGACTCCGCCAGATCATCCATACTACGCACCGCCTGCAGGAAGAAGCGCTGGCACCTAATGCCGTTTCTGCAGAACTTCTCTCCACGCTCGACACCTTCGTCAAAACATCCGGGAACGGCAAGAGTGATCGTAAACTCGTCGCCATCGATCTCCTAGATTTTCTCACCATGAACCTGGATCCGATCGACTTCATCATCGAACCGATTCTGCCGGTCAACAATTCCTCGATGATCTACTCGCCGACTGGCGCCGGGAAAACTTACATCATGCTGTACATCGCCTACTGCGTGGCGATCGGCGCGCCGGATTGCTTCGTGTGGCCGGTGCCTATTGCTCGCCGCGTGGTGTACGTCGATGGCGAAATGGACGCCGCAACGCTGCAGGAACGCCAAATAGAAATCGCCAAGGGCTGGGGATCCGTCCTTCCATCGCGCACCTTCTTCAAAACAATTACTCCCGATCTACAGCCGAAGTTTCCCCCACGAATCAATTCGAAAGACGGCCGAGCCCGGATCGAAGAACATCTGCAGGAAGGGTGCCTCTTGGTGCTCGACAATCTTTCTACGCTCTGCCCTGGCGGGGATGAGGATGAGTCCGAGGATTGGGCTGCCACGCAGGAATGGATCCTGTATCTGCGCCGGAAGAAAGTGGCCACCTTCGCCGTGCACCACGCGGGCAAAAGCGGCACGCAGCTCGGCACCTCGAAAAAAGAACACCAGCTTTCCTCAAACCTTCGCCTGCGATCTTCGACCGATTGGACGCCGGAAGAAGGTTTGAAGGTGGAAGCGCGCCTCGACAAGTTACGCCGACGCGGAAAAGATGGCCGCTTCGAGGCCAAGTGGGTGCAACCCTTCGAGATCATGCTGCGTGTGGAAGCAGGATCGGCCACGTTCTCTACTCGGCCGATGCTGGAACTCCTGCGCAAAAAAGCCGTCGAGATGCTGCTGGCCGGGATGCGGGAGAACGATGTCGCCCAGGAAACCGGGTTAAACCGGTTCCAGATCTACCGCATTAAGCAGAAGCTGAAGAGTGAAGGCGCCAGCGCCGCGGGAGTAAGTGAATGACGCCTTGGAACAAAGGCAAGGGTCTGGGTATGCGAGTCAACCGCGACGGCTACCTTGAGATCATACGGCGGGGGCCGAAGAGAGGCCGGTTTGCACACAGAGTCTACATGGAACGCTGCATTGGCAGGCTATTACGACCAGATGAGGAAGTCCATCATCTGTGCCGAAATCGCCAGTGCTGGCCACCTACGGACTTTCATTTAGTATTGATGAATGCCGCGCTACACCATGCCTGTCATGCAGGAAGTGCGCCCCACCTGAAGCGCAATGGCGCTGCCATTCGCGATTCGATCCCATGTTGAGACTCGGAGCGGAGTTCAGTGCAGACAAGAAATTCCGGTATCGCCTCTGGCGGATCTGGCGTGAAGACTTGCCGCAAGTCACCTGGATCCTGCTTAATCCCAGCACGGCCGATCATCTAAAGGATGATCCTACGATCAAACGCTGCATCGGCTTTTCGATGAACATGGGCTATGGTGGATGCGAGATCTTGAATATCTTCGCGCTGCGTTCGACTTATCCAGGAACACTCTTGCAGGTCGAAGATCCCGTAGGGCCAGCCAACGATCTGACACTGCTCCACCGGATCACTATCAACCCGCTGGTGATCTGCGCCTGGGGAAGAGTTCACGAAAAACTAGCCTGGCGCCCGGCCAGTGTAATGTCACTGCTGAAACCATTCAAACCTTGGTTGCATTGCCTGAAGACTTGCGCGGACGGCAGCCCGGCGCATCCACTCTATTTATCCTCGAAACTCCGCCCGATCCAATGGCCTCGACCGTAGAAACCTAGTATACCCACCTATATTTTTCTCAAGATCCAGCGACTGTCCGCCGACCGCACAACCGCACAACCCGAAGCGTGCGCTCGATGTGCGGTTTTCACCTGTAACCCCTTTACAATCAGTAAGTGATGTGCGGTGCATGTGCGGTGTTTCAGACCTCTTTTGTTGATACTACAGGGTTTAAGTGTACTTTTGTGCGGTATGCGTATATGCGTGTTTTTTCGACCGCACATAAAAAGTGGAGTGTTTCTCAGGCACCGTGAGACAAAAAAGAAAAACACACACCTACGCACAAAAAATACTCTAACTCTTTTCTTTTCTTAGAGAGCCTAAAAAACGACCGCACAAACCGAGATTGTAACCCTTTCATTATGTGTAAGGCAGATGCGAGAACCGCACAACACTTCGCACACCGCGCACATGGCTATATCCATTACTATTTAGACACAATATCCACAGTATTTCGCGTGCGCCTCAATTTATCATTGACATGATTATCACAAATAGCGTAGAGTGCATGTATGGAAGGTATGGCAATGAAAATACTTCACATCGGAAAAGTTTGGGATACAACTGGAGTAGGTTGGATCAAGTCGCGCGGCCCACACGCTCTCATTCTTCTCTACGCCTGGGGTCGCGGGATCGTGGTGATTCTGTAATGGGACGAGGCCGCCAAACGCGCAGACTGAACCGGGACCAAGTGGAACGGTTGAACAAGTTCCGCATGGCCTCCCATGAGGGCGCTAGGCACGGTTACAGCTTCCCCCAGCTCCGCGCGGCGATGGCTGCACCCTTCGGCTGGCGGACGCTGCAAAAGGCCGCCCACGGCAATCCTGTGTGGGATTTGAGTCACAATTTCATCGTTCAATGGCTCGATCGGTACGTTCCGGCCGTAGTGGTGCCGGATGGTAAGGCTGCAGCGAGTGGTGAGAGAAATGAGTCAGACGAAGAAGGCCCCACGGCAGATGGAACTGTTCGCCGCTGATCAGATTCACGCTTTAGGGTTGCTTGGTTGGAGGGATCCACTATGGACACGAAGATTCGAGATTCAGCTTCTGGACGGACACAGCCTGTACTTGAACCTGATAACCATCAGGAGAACTCGAAAGATCGAATCTACGGCGCCTGCAGCCGTTGCGGGGAAGCCACCAGTTACATCGTGAAATTCGCTGATAAGTGGACGTTCCTTTGCCCGCCCTGTGGGAACGCGATCCGCCAGAACGTGCTCTAACCATGAGCCCACAAACCAAATTGACCATCCGTCGCTTCACTCTTCGCTGGTTGCGGAAACTGGTGGACGTGGCCGACGATCGGCTGCACTCAACCGAGCTGGCCCTGCGCGAAGAGATTGCCAGTGTGGGAGCCGCCAGGTCAGCCGCAGATGGTAAGCTGCCAGGCCAGAATAGCGCTAACGCTCGATTCTGTGCTCAACCTGGCGACTCCCAGGCTGGCAAAGAAACCTTCCTGCAGTGGGAGGCGCGGCGTAGCGGTGTCGCGCCGGTATCGAAGAAGGCGACGCGCCAGCGGCGCGAACGATTGACCGCTGCCGGTTTTGACCTTAGATACTCTGTGAGGTAAAGCGATGAACGCCAAAGAACTGGCAGCGCTGCTTCGTGCTATCGGCGCCTGCCGAGAAGCTGTGGAATGGACCAAAGGCAAGACCTTCGAGGAAGCGTGGAAGGAATGCGTTCGCGCCGATTGGATGCTGTGGCTCTGCGGCAAGATGGTGGGTACGGCTGGCTGGCCAACCAAGCAGGAGATCGTTTTACTCGCTTGTGACTTCGCAGAATCCTCGTTGAAGTATTGGGAGAAGAAACACCCCAATGACAAGCGTCCACACGAAGCGATCGCAGCAGCGCGTGCATGGGCACAAAGCGGAGCGACATCCGATAGTGATGTCGCGAAAAAATTGCGCGGCGCCGCCGCCGCCGCCGCCGCCGCCTACGCCGCCGCCGCCGCCTACGCCGCCGCCGCCGCCTACGCCGCCGCCGCCGCCGACGCCGCCTCCGCCGCCGACGCCGACGCCGCCGCCGCCGCCGCCGCCGCCG